TTTCAAGCTGCACCAGTTTCCTTACAATTGAATGTGAGGAAATATTTTCTGACAATTTGTAACTTTTTATCGAGTTCTCCATTGAAAACGGAATGTGCAGTGGGATTAAATTCCCAAGGGCCTGGTTGGCACGAACTACAAGAACATCTTCGGAAATTCGGTGAAGATCGAATTGTAGCTGGTGATTTCAAGGGATACGACATGCACATGAGTGCAAGAATGGTGCTCTGCTCATACAGGATTTTCATATACATTGCCAAGAAGGCTGGTTATACAGATGACCAATTGAAGATCATGCGTGGAATTGCATCGGAAGTCGCATACCCTGTCCTGTTTATGTTTAAAGACTTAATGGCACTGTATGGATCTAACCCCTCGGGACAGAATCTAACAGTGTACACAAACTCCATCGTCAATTCACTCTATCAGAGGTGTGTTTTTCGACAACTATACCCTGATTATGAAGGAAATTTTGAAGATGCAGTTGCATTGACTACTTATGGAGATGATAATGAAATGGGTGTTTCACCTGAATTTCCACTTTATAACCATACCGAAATGCAAAAAGTCTATGCTGAACAAGGTATAGAGTACACAATGGCTGAAAAAGAAGCTGAGTCTGTACCATATATCAATCATCAAGAAGCAGATTTTCTGAAGAGAAAATCGCGGTGGTGTCCGCAATATAAATACACCGAAAAAGATGGAACCACACACGAAGGTATGTGGCTCGCCATGTTGGGAGAAGATTCGATTTTTAAGAGTTTACACTCAAATATGATTTCGAAAGATCTCTCGCCAACTGAGGTTGCATTGCAATGTTTAGACGGAGCGATGCGAGAGTGGTGGTTTCATGGAAAGGAAGTTTTCGACAAGCGACATGCAGAAGCAAAGCAGATTCTGAGAAATTTGAATCTGCAAGATGCAGTTAGCGAGAACTTTTACCATTCATTCGAGGCACGAGAGTGTTCTTGGATGGAGAAATACGGAGTTGAATTCGTATAGTCGCAC